GGCCCCCATTATCGTCGTCCTCCAAGAGTAAATTCTAATTGATACGAATGTAAAGTAAATGGATTATCTGAACTATCATGGTTAACTCTTATAGCAACAAGAAATCCCGATCCTTCAATTGCTCTTCTAAAGATAGGCGCTCCACTTGAATCGTATACAGCATTTCCATATGTAGTAGCTGAACTACCAAAAATTGCTATACCACCGGGAGAAGAAATATCATAAAATAAAGGTTGCGGAACATCCTTATCATCAGAATCATATCTAACTCTTAGTTGAGCATCTACCGTTCCTTCTACTTCATAATTTAGAATTACTCGTTGCATTAATTTACGAAGACCTGCATCTCCAAGAGATAAATCAGGTGATCTATAAACTGCTACAACATTTTCTCCATCAAACGTATCTCCACTTTCTTGCATTCTAACAAAGCCATCAAAGCCGCCTTCGAGAATATATTCAGTATTACCAATAAAACCGGAATCTGTAGCAGAAGGCTTTAAACCTTTAAGATCAGCAAATTCATATCCTAATCCCTGCTGAGTACGTTTAAGTGTGGCTAAAATTCCTCTGCTATCTGCAGCAGCACCTGCCGTTGTAGGATAAAATAGTCTATATTGACTTTTATTCCTTACAATTATAGAAGTAAGATTATCAAATCCTATATCTTGTATTCTCTGTTGTATAGGCTTAGTTATTGTACCTAGTTCTATGTCACCAATTCTAGTTGTAGCGGCAATAGTTCTTAATCCATCTGGCGATAAGAATAATAAATCACCACCAATTTCTTGAACAGAAAAGCCATCAGAACATCCTAGTACACGAGTTACAGGTTCAACTGCGAAATTAGCTATGCTTGATCCCGACAATCTATAGATTCTATCTGTACCAAAAATATATAGACTATCACGAAAACTTTTTATTTCTACAATAGTAGTATCTACTTTAATTGATCCAGCGCCATTAGCTGCTGAAAAATCTGCCTCATTAAAAGGAGCAGAAAATACTATTTCTTGTGGAGTTGCAGACATTCCTGCAAAAAATGCATGATCTCTAAATATTTGTACAGAAGCAGGATCAGCAGGAGCACCAGTAGCATTTAAAAGAGTATATGTTGTTCCATCATAAGTAGCTGCCTGATTAACATCATCTACCATAATAACTTTAAGTGTATTAGAAAAATTAAAATCATCAAACTTGTACCGACCAGCAGAAGTTCGTGTAGCTATCGAAGAACCGAAACCTGTTGAAGTACCAAATTTTACTACATTTCCTGCTGCCGCTAAAAGTCCAGTACTAAAAATTTTAAGACCAAGTATTTTATTATCACCATCTACTTGTTCACTATTAAATTTAGTAGACCCAGTAAGCCTTCTGTATCCACCCAGAAGACTTGGCTCAAAATTTTGTAACTGTATTGCTTCTCCCGGCGACATGGCAAAATCGTCTCTATCAAGAATTAAACCACCACCTAAAGAAACTGTTACAGGAGATATTGCTGAAGTATCTGGCATTTATATTATCCTGCTGGTTTAATTTGTTCTTCAATAAAGAGAGAAATAGTTATGTCATTTGCTGCAGAAGCTTGCGCTTTACATATATCTCCCGATTCTAAAAATATATTAACATCACTAAAACGAAGATAATCATCTGCTGCTACACTAGCAGTACTAATTAGATCAAAAGTAGCACTAGCAGAAGTATCAGTCCATTTAAGTGTTATGTCTGCTGCGCTTGTACCATCAATATTAGTAACCCACATTTCTCTTATGGTAGACGAAAAACCTGCAGGGCAAGTATATACTGTTGTTAAGTTAGTAGTAGACAAAGCTGCAGCAGCATTTATAATTCTTACAGCCATGTCTTAGCCTTTCTTTTTATGTGCTTTTTTAATCTTTCGTGCATTAATAGAGGCATAAAATACTTGCTCACCTTTTTTAGGACCATACGTATCTTTCATGTTCCTTTTTATTTTCTTTCCTTTTATAGTTAAAGGCATAGGCAAGCAAGTATTTATGCGTTCTTAGTTACTACGAAACTGCAGCACTAAATGGAGTAGCTTCCGTACCGCTTGCAGTCAATATGCCCTTAACCATATACTGGTCAGTAGCAATATCAATAAGAGTAATTTCATCACCAATAGAAACACCACCTGTCGTAGTACCATTCAACGTAATGGTATCTGAAGCAGCAACAGTATTAAAAGAGGCAACCGTAGCAGCACTGTCTTGATGAAGAGTAACAGAACCATCAATTGTATCATCACTAGTAACCTGAATTACATAGTTCGACGTATTTACAACAGAAACAATAAACTGAAACTCTGCACCAGAGCCAGTAGCCTCTGGTAAAGTAAAAGTAGCTGACGCATTACCGCCAACTTCACCCATCAAAAGAATACGACCTGCATGAGCAGCATTCGTAAGAGTAGTGTCTTCGACAAGCGTAACCAAATCTCGTATAAACGATCCGCCTAAAGTAGTAGTACCTGCAGTAACCGTCACGCCACCTGCAGTAACCGTTAAACCACCTGAAGTTACAGTCATACCATCTTCAACAAAAACATCTTCAGGGACACGAGATATACCTTGTGTCATTCTAAAACTAGCCATTTTTAATTCCTTTCTTTAGCTAAGTTATGATACAGTAGCACTAAACATCGTGGCGATATTAGAACCTGCGGCACAGGTCACCATACCGCTTACTGCATATTGATTAGATGCTATATCAATAAGTTCAACATAGTCACCAATCGCACCCCCACCAGTAGTCGTACCATTTAATGTAATGGTATCTGAAGCAGCAGCAGTTACAAATGAAGTAGCTGCTGAATCATCTGCGTCAGTAATCATAATCTGACCGTCGATGGTATCTGTTGCATCTGCCACTTTAACTAAATAGTTAGAAGTATTTACTACAGATACAACAAAGTTAAATACGCTACCCGTACCTGTTGCAGCAGGAAGCGTAAAAGTAGCAGCGGCATTGCCGCCGACTTCGCCCATAAGAAGTGTTCTACCTGCATGATCAGCCGAAGTTATTGAAGCTGTAGCAGTAAGAGTAACTAAATCTCTAGTATGTCTATCGACATTTTCATCTATAAGTCCTTGTAATAGAGACATAGGCTTTCTCCTTATGACAACACTAGCCGCATGGTTACATCTGTACCGCCCACTCGTTGGTAATTCAGGTATTGTGAATCACCGGCTTGTTTAGGTACGGTAAGTGAATGTAAGCCAGCAGCTAGTTTAATATCATTAGCAGTACTAATAGCAGCAGTGCTAGAAGCACCAAAGTTAACATAAATTTCCCCATTTAGATGCACTGTTGCCAAATTATAACTTGAAACATTTGTTCCCGCTGCAGTTGAGGCAACAGTTACAACCGACTGCACATCCCAGAACATATTATTTCCTTGTGGTACTTGCGTCATTAATCTTCTCCTATGTTAAAAAGTTGCCGAAGAGGCATAAACAGAATTAATTGATTTGGGAATATAAGTAGATCGTACATAATCATATCTGTTAATAAGTAAAGTTTGCATATGTTTTATACCTTCATTAAATAAAGCAAAACTACGTTCATATAAAGGTACTTCACTTCTATATAAGTAAGCATAAGCAATAGCACCATCTGTAATAACAAAACCAAATCTATCTGGAATTGAAGTAGTATCATCGAAAGCAGAAAGGTCTGCACTAGGATGTGTGTAATAATCAAAAGTTAATGTGTAGGCCCTATCTGGAAAAGGCCATAAACCATATGTATTATCTGGACGGCGAAATACGTGTGTAGGTATCCCTCCTGCATCAATTTGTGCTACAGTAGCTCCGCTTGAATGGCTGGCAGCAGTCGTACTTTCTGCGCCTCTAGTAGCTCCAGTAAATGTTGTAGAAGTTGTTCCCGTGTAAGTAATATTTTCAGAATCAATTATTATAGTTCCCGTAGAATCAAAAGATGAGGCACTAGCTACAGGGATTGTAGTATCGTCATCGTCAATACTACTACTTAATGTAGTAGTTACTGTATCATCTTCTTGTTTAATATGTAAATCTATATATTCTTTATAGTCTAAGAAGGCAAGATGACGAGCAGCATTACCAAAAGTTTCACTTTTTCTAATTCTAAAGGTAGCATAATCTACGTACTTTGTATTTGAAGGTAAAGCATACGAAACTACTCCTGCT